GTAAAGGGTTATCAATAACAAATGCAGTGATATCCTCACTATTTGCTGGAGTAATAGGTTGTGCATAAGAATTTGCGAATGTAGGCTTCAAAGTTGTAGCCGCATTGTAGAAAATTCCATTTAGCACACCGATTGATTTGTCAGTAACAGCGGCTTCTGCAGTTTTCATGTATCCAACTTTAGACTGAATTACAGTCCCTTGGAACAGGTCAACATTATAACCGGCGTCAATGAAGTATTTGCTTTGTCCACCATTTGAAACGTTGCTTCCAACAGTTCCAGTAGGGATTAGACCAAAGCCAACAGTGTTTCTATTTGCCATAGTTTATTACTCCTTATGTACCTGCCGTCGTAAAACGGCCTCCAGTACGGTTTATATTAATTCAGTGATTTGAAAAAATTATTTTTTCGTACCACCGAAGGTTACACGAGATTGCCTTTCAACATTGATAGGCATTCTATTATCCTGCTCCTTCATAAGATCGTTATCTATTGCTTCGTTTCGTTCCTTATGTCTATTAGACATATATTCTTGACGTTGCTGCGCGATCTCTGTTGGTACCTTTGCAAGTAAAAGGCCACCGACCCCAACTACCCCCTTGTATTTCCCGTCTTCGAGAACTGGATAATCGCTTGCGTTTTCAATTTCGTCGGCACGAACTAATTCATAACCTTCTCTTAAACGTCCAGTTATGTTTTTCGTATCTTGAAATCCTACGACTTCAGCTCTTATCCATCTGTACCTGAATCCATCAGGCGCAGGAGGTGCATCTAGAGAAGATGGTGGAACCCACACTTTTGGTCTTTCAGATTTTGACCGTGTTTGGCTCGCACGAGAAGTATTTTTGTCTTTTTCCATTTTACGCTCCTTCCTTCGTGTTTAATTGTTTTGCGTACTCTTCGAGTGGCACACCTAATTTTTTCGCTATTGCGACTTGAGACGATGTGAGTCTCACTTGTTTGCGACCTGGCTTTACGCTTCTTGTAGCTGAAGCAACTGTCTGAACAGGAGCGGCCGATTGCTTAGTTTCAGTATTACCAAATTTATGGGGAAAGTCAAGTTTGATTCTTTTATCAACTTCCTCATAATACTCATCAGAGTTAGGATCAAATCCTTCATTATTAACTAAATCCTTATGGATTTCAAAAGCAGTGTAAGTCATGGCTCTATCTTTACCAAACCATGCATTTCTACCTGCCCATGCTTCCGCTTTAGGATCTTGACTAAAATTATCAGACGGCTCTTGATATCTAGGCGCCCTCTGGGATTGATCAACAACAGGTTTCTCTGCCTGTTTTATCTCTCTACCTTCTTTAGCTTCTGAAAGTTTTGCATTCTCAAATGCGAGTGTTGCAATTCTTTTATTAGCTTCAACTTGAGCTTTGGCATCACCAGATTCGATAGCTGCAGCTAATTCTTTTTGTGCAGCTTCTAAACCAGTACTAATACTAGTCTCAAATTTTTTCATGTAATCAGAATCCGTTTTTTCAAAACGTTTTTCTAATAACTGTCTTTTTTCTTCTACAGCTTGTGCATACTCAATAGCAGCTTTTTCTCTTCGTTCTGCTTCTCTCATTTTACGAGTTAATTTCGCAATACGAGATTGTACACCTTTACTGTAATCCTCTAATTTTTCATCATCTTTTGTTTCTTGTTTAGTTTCTTCTTGTTTTGTTTCTACTATTTCATTTTCCGGCGCATCTGTTTCTACAACAGCTTCGTCTTTTGTTTCTTCAATATCAATTGTAGCATCAGGTCCTGATGTATCAATATCAACTGTTTTCTTTTCTTCGTCTGGCATAGCTACTCCTTCCTATGT